ATGATATCGTGTGCATATACGGAGTCGTGACCTAATCACAGAAGGAGAAATCCATGAATATTTACTTTGACCTTCAGCGTTTTGCCGATGGTGCGTCGGGCGCGGAAGGAAGCGGTACTGACGGGATCAGTACGGACGGAGTCGCTACCGTCAACACCGGAGCAGAAGCTGTGGCGACAGCGGAAACTGCGGAAGCACCGAATACCGAGGAAACATTCGATTCTCTCATCAAGGGGAAGTATAAAGCGGACTTTGACAAGCGTATGCAGGCAGCGATTAAGAAGCGCGTGGGTGATACAAATGCTCTGAAGCAGGAGAACGCCCGCATGCGTGAAGCTTTGGCAATTGCACAGCAACGCTACGGTACACCGGACGGAGACTGGGACGCATTGACGAATGCTCTCATCGAGGACGACCAGTACCTGGAAAAGGAAGCATACGAGAAGGGCATCGATAAGGATACGCTCCGCACGATGAAGCGTATCGAGCATGAGAATGAGAAGCTCAAAGCGAACCAGGCAGAACTGGAGCGTCAGGCGCGGGCAGAGCAGGCGTACCAGAAACTTCTTGCAGAGAAGGAAGCGGTACTGCAGATCTATCCGAATTTCGATTTGGATACGGAAGCACAGAACCCGCAATTTGAGTCTCTTGTTCGAAACGGCGTCGACCTTAAGACCGCATACGAGGTTGTGCATCACGACGAGATTCTTCCGCAGGCGATGAAATTCGTATCAGACAAGACTCGGTCTGATGTCGCAAAGGCAGTAGCAAGCGGTATGTCGAGACCTTCCGAACTTGGTGCAGGTGCAACGAATACTCCTTCGGGCAAAGTGGATGTATCGAAGCTCACTCGTGAGCAGAGAGACGAACTAAATAAACGAGCAATGGCAGGAGAACGCATCGTATTGTAGTTCTCCACGCCAGAAGGAGAAACAATATGAATACTTTTGATCTTCAGATGTTCGCAAACCCGAACACCAACACCACGGGATCAGCTTACCTGACTCCCGAAATGAAAACCTATTACGACACCGAACTCCTTGAGAATGCGAAACCCAACCTGGTTCACACCAAGTTCGGAAAGAAGCAGCCGCTTCCCGCAGGCAAGGGCAAGACGGTTGAGTGGAGAAAGTTCACGAGCTACGGCAAGGCACTTACTCCTTTGACCGAAGGCGTTACGCCTGATGGCAACACGCTCGAAGTAACGGCAATCACGGCATCGATCAACCAGTACGGCGATTACACCACCGTATCCGATGTTCTCGACGCAACCGCGATTGATCCCATCATCCTTGAGTGTACCAAAGCACACGGCGCCCAGGCAGGTCTCACGAAGGACACGCTCGTAAGAGATGTACTTCACACCGGAACCTTCGTTCAGTACGCATCGGGTTCTTCCCGTCACGCCCTGACCGCAGCCGACAAGATCACCGGACAGCTCGTAGCGCAGATGGCAACCTGGCTCAAGAAGCAGAACGCACCGAAGGATAACGGTTATTATAACTGCATTATCCATCCGTCCGTAGCATACGACCTTCAGCAGGATTCCGACTGGAAGGACGCACAGACCTATGTAGACCGTTCCAGACTCTTGGACGGTGAGCTTGGTCTGCTTCACGGCGTAAGATTCTTCGAGTCCACCGAAGCGAAGGTTTACTGTGGCGAAGATCTCTGCGCAGCTTCCCGTAACCTGACCGCAGGCGCAACTACCGCTGACGACGATGTATCCGTATCCGAGACTCTCGTAGCGGATGCCCTCATCGGACGCGCGGTAATCATCGGTGGCAGCAAGTATTATGTTGCCGACAACACCACCGGAGCTTTGAAGCTCTGCACCGATCCCGAACTTACGACTCCCGCTACCGTCACTTGTAACGCCAACACTCCGGTTTATCCGGGCGAAGGCGGAGCTGCAGGTGTTGCTGTTTACGGATGTCTGTTCATGGGTGCTGACGCTTACGGTATCATCGATCCCGCGAAGATGGGACTTCAGATGATCGTCAAGGGACTTGGCGAAGGCGATGATCCGTTGAATCAGCGCTCCACGGTTGGTTGGAAGATGTGCGACGCTACGAAGATTCTCTACCAGGAGCGCATCATGCGTCTTGAGGTTGGTTCTTCGTACAGCGGAACCGATACTGGCAACTAATGCCCAGAGTAACTACCTCTTTTCATTGAATCCCCTGCCCTTCGGGGCGGGGGAAACTCCAAAACCGAAAGGAAAATTTTATCATGGCAACAGCAAAAAAGACTGAAGAAGTAAAGGGCGAGGAAAAGTTCCTCGTTATGTTGGCTCCCGCGCAGGATCGTGAGGAAAACTTCCTCGTGGTCGGCGTGAACGGTGTCGCCTACAAGCTCATGAAGGGCGTTCCGATTTATGTCAACGCAGCGGTAAAGGAAGTGCTTGACAACTCCCGCATCGCAATGAAGATCGTTGAGGAAAACAAGAGCAAAGCAGGCAAGAAACTGCTGTAACATCGAACAATCAAAGGGTGGGCGTTGCCTGCCCTTTTTTACGATAGGGGAATAGCAATGACTATTAACAGAGCATTAGAGATTATAAACCAAACCCATCCGAGCGAATATGACCGGGAGACGATGATCGGTTGGTTGTCGGATCTCGATAAACGGGCGTATGAGATGCAGTTGAAGCATGAAGGCGAGTGGACGGTTGATTTCTCCGGGTATTCCGATTCTACGGACGGAGACACCGAGATGCTCATTGTATCGCCTTACGACGAGATCTATCCGACCTACCTGGACATGAAGATTTCGTTGAGTGACCGGGATTACGCGTTCTACAACAACGCAGCTGTTCTGTTTGAAACAGCCTGGAAGAACTGGAACTCCTGGTTGAACCGGACATACATGCCAGTCAGAAAGACACGGATCATCAACTTTAAGGGAGATAGACATGTACACAACAGTTAACGACATCCCTGAACAGAATGTGCCGACGACAAACTTCTACGGTTTGGATTACAACGAGGAAATACGGGAAGGATACTTCGCGGAGTCAGTCAACATGACCAACGAGGACTTCCCTATTTTGCGTACCAGGAGACCGTGTGCGAAAACCCAGAACGGCGGGACGGTGTGCCAGGGCGCATTGGCGAAGAAATCGTTAGCGGTGATCCGTGACAAATATCTTTACTGGGCATTCGGAAACACAGCTGTGAATTCGACTCCGTTTTCCACCGGAGACAAGCAGCTTGTGTCGATGGGCGCGTACCTGATCGTCTTTCCCGATGGTTTCTATTTCAACACCGAGAATGTGACGGATAAAGGGTACATCAACCGCACATACAACACCGGGGCGACTGCCACCACATTTACATTGTGCAAGCAGGACGGTTCCGCTTATGCGACGCCCACCGTCGACGACCATGCGCCCGATAATCCCCAGAACGGAGATCTGTGGATCGACACGACATCGACTCCGCATATCCTGAATCAATACTCTGCCCAGGAAGGAATATGGACGCAGATACCCACCGTGTACTGCAAGATAGCGCACAGCGGAATAGGCGAAGGTTTGAAAGTATATGACTCCGTCGAGATCAGCGGGATTGTAGCTTCCGGTTCCACCATCCAGGATCAGCTGCAGTTCCTCAATGGAACGATGATCGTCTACGACTGCGGAAATGACTACATCGTGGTGGCGGGCATCATCGACCAGACCGCAACCTTAACCGACGACATCCATGTGGATATGACGATGCCTTCGATGGACTATGTCTGCGAGTCAAACAATAGGCTATGGGGATGCAAGTACGGTCTCGTGAACGGGCAGGTGGTGAACGAGATATATGCTTCCAAGTTGGGTGATTTCCGAAATTGGAAGAACTACATGGGACTGTCAACCGACTCCTATGCGGTGAGTGTTGGAAGCGACGGGGCGTTCACGGGATGCGTCAACTATCTCGGTTACCCGATTTTCTTCAAGGAAAACATGATTCACAAGATTTACGGAACCGCTCCGTCAAACTATCAGGTACAGAACACAGTCGCCCGTGGAGTGCAGAATGGTTCTTGGCGTTCCCTTTGCGTGATAGACGAGAAACTGTATTACAAATCCCCGGTGGATGTTGTTGTATACGATGGTTCCCTTCCGCAGAAAATCTCCGACGAACTCGGTGACCATCAGTACAAGAACGCAGTCTTTGGGAATGTGCATGGCAAGTTATACGCAATGATGACCGAGGACAACGAGACGAAGCACTTCGTATATGACTCTCGCCTGAACACTTGGCAGAGACAGATTCTCCCGAATGCGGTGTACTTCTGCACAGACAATTCCCACGACGGAGTGCTTATCGATGAAAGCGGAGCGGAGTGGGTTCTCACGGATGACACCAAATCCGAGGTGATAAATTGGGAACTCAAGACCGGGAGAATGAACTACGGATACAGATATATGGACAAGGCGAACTACAAACTCCTCAAATGCGAGTTACGCATGAGAGTGGAGCATTTGTCCTATGTGCGAGTTTATGCCGAATATGACGATTCTGGTGCGCTTGAGCGGGCAAAGGAATTCCGATGCGGGAAGTTAAATACCTACATCTTGCCGATATTCATCCATAAGTGCGACCATGTCCGCTTGTACATCAAGGGGCAGGGTAAGGTTTCCCTTTTCGGCATCAACAAGATATATGTGCAGGGGGCAAGCAGATGAGTTTCAAATTCCAACTTCCACCGATAACAGCCGAATCGGGTATCGACAAACTCCGGTCATACCTCATGCAGATGACCGACCAACTTGAGTACGCCCTGAACAACATCGAGACCTCGAACTTCACTTTGGAAGCACAGAATCAGATAGTGCAGAAACCCGAACAGTACACGGAGCAGTCGGTGGACGAAGCGGTTTCCCTT